ACTGTCTCTGCTTCGCGGATACATTACTTCAGTCTTCAAAGACTTGCAGTGGATGTATGGGCGACCCAGTGATTGGGAGCGCGATCACTCGCGTCTCCTTCACGAACTGGGCATCCAGGGTTTGCGATTGCTAACTCTTGACTTCCCAGCCGCCGCCAAGCACTTCGATATGTGCTTGGATCAAGGATTTTACACGCCTAGTTCACTGCCCCTTTCGGGGCTGTGCTCGAAGCGGGTACAGGTCCCAGCATTTCTACGGGGTCTGTACCTAAGAATCTTTGATCATGGCGGAAAGCTTAGGGCTGCTCCGTGTCCGGATGCCATACTTGGCATACGTACTATACTTGCTGGGGCGAAGAAACTTCGCTTACCTTACAAGGAAAGGAGCCTTCATGACGAACTCGCAGAGTTCATCAAGTGTGAGCAGACTGTTCAGAAGCCTAGCCTTAACTGGCTTGGTGATGATCTTTTCGACACTAGGTGGGTGCAAACTCACCGAATATCGGATCGATCTCTGCAAGGACGGGTTGGAATCCGCCCCGAAGATGTTCTCAGGTCTCTGCATCTCGCGGAGAACTTAGAACAATCCTCTGATCAGCTTGAACTTAACTTCCTAGATCTGTCCGTTAGTAAACGTACAGGATGTTCTGGGGAGTTAGTTGACATAATGCAGCGTGTTGCTGATATTGTGTCCTCTAGCTTTGGTGACTTTCATACTGAAAGATCATCAGAGCTCCCTAAGCATGGTCCTGGCGTTGTTTCGGACGTCACAAATGGAGAAAGCAAGTATGAATTCCCCTATTGGACTCCAAAAACAGATGCCATCTTCCCACGCGATCGGTACGGATCACCTACTCTTGGTGCCTCCGTCTTCGATAGCGAATCAACGTCCATGGACTATATCTCTCACGAGATACCTTCCAGGATCGTTGCTGTACCAAAGAGTGCAAAAGGCCCTCGGCTTATCGCCGCAGAGCCCTCAGCACATCAGTGGCTGCAGCAGTTGGTTTTATCCCAACTGGTTGGAAGACTCGACGACTCTCCTATATCGTCTGCCGTTCGTTTCAACGATCAGCAGAGGAACAGAGAGTTCGCCTTGCGTGGATCAATCGATGGCTCCTATGCCACAATTGATCTTTCTTCAGCCAGCGACCGACTGTCCTGCTGGGCGGTTGAACGTTTCTTCAGAGCAAACACTACGCTCTTGGAACGTCTACACGCTAGCAGAACACGAAGCGTTGCTTGGAGAGGAACTTCTGGGTACGCTCCTTTTGGGGTTGTACTAAAGAAGTTTGCTCCAATGGGATCGGCTTGCACCTTTCCAGTGCAGTCGATCATCTATTGTTGTGTGGCCATTGCTGTTCGACTTTTCCTGTCGAATAGCAAGGTTACCACCAAAACAATAGAAGATGCATCAGCTAGATGTTCTGTCTTTGGGGACGATATAATCGTTCCCAGAGACGACTGCCCAACTGTCATCACAGCCCTTGAGTATTTAGGGTTGAAGGTGAATACTTCTAAGACTTTCTATACCGGGAGGTTTAGAGAGTCTTGTGGTATAGATGCTTGGGGGGGTCACGATGTGACTCCTCCTTACATCCTCTCCTTCGGTGATGGCATCCGCAACGTCGACGGCGTTTCTAGTGTCGAAGTTAGTAATAACTTCTTCACTAAAGGCTTCTGGAATACCTCAAGATTTATCCAGGAGCGAATCGGTAAGATCTGTAAGATCATTCCGATTACCGCCCGAGGCGACTTGGGGTGCACATTCTACTCATACTCTGGAACTTCCTTATCTCATCTCAATCAGAGATGGAATGAGAAGCTCCAAAGAGTAGAGGTCCGTTGTCTTACTGTTAAAAGCAGCAAAGACCGAGGACCGTGCTCTCCAACTTCGAGATTATTCCAGTGGTTTATTGAGAAGCCACTTCCTGATCTCCATTGGATATCAGGAGTAGTCTCGAGGAAGAACTCGACAACGAGTTCTGGGTGGCACCCTGTTGATAAATTTACGGGTCGTGAGAAATACACGCCTCGTACAACTAGGGTACGTTAAGGGAAGCTTAGTTCTGTTGAGCTAAGTCGAACCATTTTACATGGGACGGTCCTTAGCGAAGCAGAAGCAGAGCCTCTCTGTGAGTCGAGTTCTG